TCATCTTGTTACGCCTGTAGTTTGGTGTTTTAGAAGCTTCTTGCGCAGTTGCTTGAGCTTCACCTTTCCCAGAGATGCGATACGTGGCACTACCCAGAGCTTAGGTGAAGGTTCTGCTCTCGTTGAGTAGCATGCTAAGGCTAAGCTCCAGAAGCGGTCATCGTTTGTGCCTTCGGGATGGCTGAATCTGATTTTTCCGTCTTTTGTCAATTCAAAACGTTCAATGTTTAGTTCTGCGATTAGGTCGCTGTCATAGGGTATTTTCAGCCTTTTTTCGACCATGCATTGCTTGAGCCACTGAGCCATTTTCTCTTTGGCTTCTTGTGTGAATTTGACGCCTTCGGTTCCGCTTATGCCAGCGTTAACCATGTCTTCGGTGATGTAGTCGCCTACGCCTGACATGTCGACTAAGACTTTGTTTATTGTTTGCCAGCGGTCGCAGATGGTCTTGACATAGCCGATTACGCTTGCGTAGGGGGTCTGTAATGGAAAGCGATGCAAGTGAATTAATTTTATAGAGGTATCCTCTATCTCCACAACTACCAATACGCTGTAGTCTTGGTATTTGCCGAGGTCTAAGCCTGCGAAGAACTCGCCTGTGGCAGCTTTTTCAAAGTCGTAGTATTCGAGTGTGTGGTCGATGCAGCTTGTGATTAAGGCTTGGGAGAGCCATACGCTTTCGTCTTCTGCCCATTCGGCTTCCATTTCTCGACGCCATCGCCACGGGTCGCCTTCATATTCTCGTTTTTTCTTTTCAAGCCAATCCTGTGTTAAGGGACCATTTGGTTGTAGTGCTTGTTGCCAGGTGACGTGGCTTTTTCCGAAGTGTTTGAAGGCTTCTTCATTGCATATTTTCCAAAAGATGCTGTCTGTTCTCCAAGGCGTGCTGCTGGCTATGAATTTGCCTGCAGTGGTGGCGAGACAGAAGCTCACGGCGTCAAAGAGGGCTTCGTCATTTCCGATGAATGCCATTTCGTCGCAGTATATGATTTTTAACGTGAAGCCTCTGAGGTTGTTGGGATTGTTCGGGAAGGCTTGAATTATGCTTCCGTTTTTCAAGCGCACAATTGTTCGCTGGGGCTTGTAGAATAGTCCGGATGGGAGTCGTGTTCTGAAGTAGTTCATTTTTGTTATGGGAATCATTGTTTGTCGCCAGCTTGGGCCTACGATGGCTATGTGTGAGGCTGGATTGAGCAAAGCATAATGGAGAAGCCAAGCAGCAATCAGGTGAGTCTTGCCGCTTTGTCTGCACCAGCGGAGTGCCACATCATTGTAGTCTTCCAAGAGTTTTGTGGCTTCAATCTGATACTTTGTTAGGGTTAAGCCAAGCATTTTTTGGCAGAAAGAAATGAAGTCTTGTGGAATTTCTGTGTCTTTGGCCTTCTGCTGTTCGAGCCAATCATTTTCAAGGTTTTTGGCTTTCTTCAGAATCTCCTTTAGCTTCACGGATCATGCGCTCCAAGTTTTCAAAATACTCTAAAGCCTTAGCCTCGTCGAAGCTTTCAGAAATGCTGTTCATAACTTGACCGAGGTAGCCCATGATGCGAACCCAAATCTGAGCCTGCTTAGGCTTCGTCTGAGGGTCAGTCGCAGCTTTCTTGGCAATGTCAAACATTGCTTCCAGTTCAGCAAGTAATTTGTGCCTAAGCTCCTGAGTGTCTTTCTTCACTTGATTCTTTACGCTTCGAGCCTTGCGAAGAAAGCCTCCTAAGCGATACCTCCCTATCGTTTTGTAGACCCCCCTACGTTTTTTGCGTTAAGAAAATGCCTGTTATGTTGCCTATCAAAGCAGAGATCACGGCGAAGATTTCGGAGTTCCAAGAGCCCAAAACGATTAGGTGCACCGCTTCGAGAGCTGTTAGGCATGCGACCATGCCGAGGCTGAAATAAACGGCGTATAGAAGTTTCTGGCTTGGTGGAATCTCTATTGTTTGCTGTTTGCCTCTTGGTCCTTTGCGGGCGATTGTGCGGGTTAATGCCTTCTTAATCAGGCTTCTCATGGTTCACTATCCTCTGCTGTTTCGTGCGTTGTGGGAACATGCGTCTTCCGCCCATGAGGAAGCTGCTTAGCAGTTGTTTGGCTTCGTTTTCTGGAATGTGCTGCTCTTGAATCACATGAATGTTGACTGTCCAGCTTAGAGGGATAGCTGTGTAGTCGATGTCGTAAAGCCCGTCTGCGTAGCGGAAATTGTTCTGACCAAGGATGATGTGTTTACTTTTCTCGCCCAGCAAGCCGATGAAAATTCCCCAGCTTGCGACGGGGACATCTATGCCGGATAATCCTCCGCTTAGGCTTTTGCCTATGCTGGCGTCTGTCCATTCGACCTTGACAAGTGCTCCTGAGCGGAGTTCTCTTAACTGTTTCAAAACCTGCTTGTTCATCAAATCATCCTCGGCTGCTTATGTCGACTCAGGTGGTCGGTTTTTCTGCGTGCTGCAAATAGATAGTCAGCCAGCAATGGCTTCTGACGCCCAAGGTTCAGTGTTATCTCAAGATACTGCTCTTTGGCGTCAACGTAATAGACCGCGCTGAGCACAATCCAGTCAGCATTTATGTTCTCGTTTGGCATTGTGACGTGTATCTTGTCACCCGGAAGAATAGGAGTGGTTCCGTAGTCTATGACGCGGGAGACCAGCGTTATGTATTCAATCGGGTCCTTGAAGTAAGCAAGTAGAGCCTTGGCGCGTAACTCACATTCATTGTTGCTGAAGAGTTCCTCATCATGTTCAGCTTTTTCTCGTTTGCCGTAGGCTGTTTGACTGGCTGCGTCTTCCTCTGTGTGTTTGAAGAACGCTCCGTTGAAGTTGACGCCATCAATGTAGAAGTCGTCTGCCGCGCTTCCATAAGTCCAAAACTTGACTGCTGCAACTCTTGACCAGTCAAAGCCCGACTGGACAGCCCATTCATTGGCATTGGCTTGGTTGCATGGAATATGTTTCTGCTCAAACTGCTCTTTGACAGCGGTCATGTATCTGAAGGCGAATTTTCCAGAGTAATCATACAAGAGCAGATTGAGACTTGCGGTTCGACTTGGACCAAGATATAGCCCGAAGTCCAAATAAGCGAAACCAGTGCAGTCAGCCTCTTGTGGAAGGTTCAGATAGAGGATTCCCCAGTTATAGACGCCAGTGCAATTGCATCTGATGCTGCCATTGCCAACCAGTTTCGTTGTGGTCTCAAAATAGAGTTTACCTTCAGTGGCTTGCCAATCTCCATAGATGATGTCTCCGACTGCTCTGTGGTTCTTTGAGTAGATTGTGTTAGCAGCGTTATCAGTGAGTGTGTAGTGCCTTATGGTCACGTCCTTGCCTACGTCTCCGATTATTCGGTTGGCGCCGGTGAGGACATGTTGCTTCAGCTCATAACTTGTGTTGCTGAAAGCTTGATCAGTGACTATGACGGTTTCAGATCCGCCTTCCTTCTGATAGGTGATCTTATATTTGCCCGAGCCTGCGCTCATCTTGCATTGAAGCTCTACGACGTCAATGATGATTTTGGCTATTGGGCTGGGGTCATATGTAACTTGGCCTACGAGTTGATAGGCTGTGTTAGTGTGCGCGTCTTCAGCGTCGTCATTCATGAGCCAGTCAGCTTGACCGTCTGACCAGCCATCACCATCGGTTGGCAGCTTGTAATCTTGGGCGCCATAGACCGTGATCTTGTTTCTGACGCTGTGAATGTCCTTGTCATACTCCATGCTCTCTATGACTTCGCTGAGACTAACGGGGCTTGTCTTTGTGCCACGCTGGAAAAACTCAAACTTGCCATCAGGAGCCACTCTGAAGTCATAGCCGATGACGCCTGCCTTGTCTGCGCTTCCAGCGATGAATTGCAGAATGTCCATCACTGGCGTGTCTTCATACTTTAGCAGCTGATACGTCGTGTCAGTATCCTCTACGAGCTCGGTCCCGCCTCTATTGTGGCTTAGTCCAGCGTACGTGTTCATGAGGTCTTTGACTATGGCTTCTCCTTTCTGACTGATGTAGGTTTTAGTGACCAGAGCTCGGAAAAGCCGTTCGTCCCAGCCACGCCCAGAAACCTTAACGTAGTGTGCAATCGCGTCAGACATGAATTTGACTTCTTCGACCTTGCAGGTGATCAGTTGCGGACAGTTAGTGCCTCTGCCTACGTCAATGTGACCATCAATGCCTACATTTATGGCATTGGTCTCGCCTGGAGAGTATTTCTTGTCCCAGTTTTGCAGAAGAACCTCGAATCTGCTGGCTTCCTCTGTGCATGCCAAGGTGATTCTCGCTTCTAAAACGTCACCTTGAGGAGGCGCAATTGTGCCGAAGGCGAGTGCCATTTTTGGGATGTCTACACTCATAGCCTAATCTCCCTTGGCGTAGATGTCCTCTTCGCCTTTTCTGAGGATGTTGCGTCCTTGATAGGTTGAGGGGCTCTGCATGGCGCTGGTTGCTTCGTTGAATTGGTTTACACTTGCAGTAGCTGCGTTCATTTGGCTGGTGAAATACCACATGGCTGCCGCTGCTGCAACGATAACCGCGATGCCAACACCTGTTAAAGCCAGAAATGTGGCATAGCTGATGTTTAGAGCGTTCTGAGCTGCAGTGGCGATCCAGCAGGCAGCGGCATAGACTTTCTGGGCAACGGCTACGCCCCAGCTTGTTCTCATAAACATGCCCATAACGGTTATCACCATCATGGCAGAGTTGAAAACCCGAGCTTGCTGATCATTAAGCAAGCCGAACTCGTGAGCTATGTGTCCGATAGCGACGCCAGTTGCTCCCAATCCAGCAATAGCTGCGCCTAAGCTCTTGATTCGCACACTCAGTGCTTCAGCATCGCTTTGGATTCTGGCAAACTCGTGGCTTGCACGATTGACGGCGCGGATAGTGACGGCGATTTCTCGGAAACTCATAAGCCAGCCTCCGTTTTGGCTGCGTCGATAGCTGCACAAATGATGTCTTGGAGCTGAGGAAGATACTCTTGAATAGCGGGGTAGAGATATGGCTGTGCTCGCATGTGTCTGGTTCCAAGTTCAACGAACAAGGCGTAAGCAGCTTCAGCGCCTATCTCGGCAACCCATTCCTGAATCTTCGCATAGATTGTGCTTCGCAGATAGCCTGTTCGCACCGGCACAAGCTGCTTGGCTAAAGCCTTGACGTCAGAAGCCCAACTGTGCAAGTATCTGTAGACTTCTCGTTGCATTGCGGAGTCAAAGCTTTGCATTGCCGCTTGGAACTCTTCCAGACCTTGGACATCGCATGATATTTCTATCGACGTTTTGTTTCGCGCTCCATCTTTTTACGCTCTTCTTCTGCCTCTCTGTCCATCTCGTTCAGGATCACGATGAATTTCTGGACTGTTTTTGCTGGTTCTCTTCTGATCTCTGAGGGCAGTTTTTTGAATTCTTGGCAGAGTCGGAATTCTGTGAGGTCTGGGTTCGGTTGTTGTCGTCGGATGGCTCGGATAAAAAAGCAGATTCTTCAAGGCTGACATTGTTTAGTTTGTTGGCGATTTGGCTGAAGAGTTCTCCCAAGCCTATTGGGATGCCGTCTTCTTCGCTCAACAGTTTTTCGAGTGTTATGGGCTTCTGCGGTGGTTGTTCCTTTAGGCTTGCCCAGATTGTTTCGGCTTGTATGCCTATGAAGTCGCTGCTTATGATGTGGCCTGATACTGGGTGGTATTTGGTGTGTTTCTGGATTATTCGGCTTCGTTTTGCCCAAGTGATTTCTTGGAAAAGGTAGCGACCTGCGTATTGTTCTCCGTAGCGGTTGTCTATTTCAACCTCTTCTTTTTGCGTTTTGAATCATCTCCATGGTGGCTATTCTGTTTCTGATGGCTGTGTTAACGTCTTCAAGCACGATGTCTTGCATCCACTTGGGAAGCTTGAGAATCCGAACGCCGAGCGTTTCCCACATTTTCAGCCATTTCTTTCGGAGGGTAGCCTCTCGACCAAAATTCTCCAGAACTTTGACTTCAACAGCCAACTTTGTCCACCTCAGCTTATCCAGACGTCTCTTGCAACGAAGCTCGCCTTCAGGCTCACGAGGTCTTCAATTTTGGTGGGTGTGCTGGCTTTTTCCCACTTGCAGTATTTGAATAGGGCGCTGTTGGCTCCGCCTAAGCCGAATTTTAGGCTGAATTCAGTGTCGTTGATTATGTCGTCGTATTCTTGTTTGCTTTCAAACTCGAAGACTAATTCGCCTGTTAGGTTGCGGTGGCGTGCTGCAAGGTATTTGAGTAGTTCTCCGCTTGTTGAGCGGATTACGGGCACTCGTTTGAGGTTGTTTTCGATAGTGAATTTCCAGTCTGTTGCTCTTTCTATGGTTGTTAAGCCTGAGCCGTCTCCTGCGCCTCGTTGAACATAGCTTTCGTTGTAGGGAACCGCACCTGAATAGTCGGCGTAGCTGGCTCCTGTTATTTTTGATGTGCCAACGACAATGTTTTGTCCGATCAGTTCTACGGTTGCCTTGACAACCTCTTCGATACCACATTCTACAGTAGCCTTGTCTATTCGGCATCCTTTGTGTAGTAAGTCGATGATTCCTGAGGCTTTTTCGTAGAAGGCTTCGATGCTTAAGGAGTTCAATGTTGTTGTTTGCTGCAGAAAGTTTATTGGGGCGTCGCTTGGCAGCGGATAAGCGACTTTTAGGCTGACGTCTCTTAGTCCCTTTTTGATGGTTTGTAGGTCTCGGCTTCCGATTCCGCGCACTTTGATTAGGCTCGGATTCAGGGAAGGTTCAACGTCTTCTGCTTTGATGCCGAGCATTGAAGGGTTAGTTGGTGTTTCTCCGTAGTTGGTTTCTTGTACGTAGTAGATTTTTGCTTCATGTGCTCCATAGGGCATGCTCATTTCTTTTCATTCCTCCTAAGTGGTTAGAACGTTTTCAAACAACCATGATTTGACGGCGAACTCGGTTCGCCATAAGAAGGGTTTAACTTGCACATCGTCCATGTTACGGAAGCTGACGATGTCGGCATAGCTTATGCCATTGACCGTGAACACTATCTCCGCGTAATCGCAGTAAAGAACAGTGGGTGTTACGCCGTCGCTTGGGTTTGTCGTCTTAGCCAGTAAATAGACATAGCCATTTGCATCGACATAGTCTGGTAAGTTAGACGACAAGGTTATTGTCAGAACTTCGTCGCTTCCGCCAGTGCCAAGGGTAGGGTTCTGCCATGTACTCGCAACATGATTCCAAACTTTTATTGTGGCGCCATTTCCTGCTGGGGCTGTGCCGTAGCCCTCAAACTTCAGAACTATCTTTTTCAAGACGTCTTCGTCGGCGTCTATTTTGAAGCGGAAAAGCATGAGGGCGTATTTTCCATTTTCCAAAGTGGATTTGTTGAAGCGATCGTTGTCGCTGTACCAGATTTTTTGGTATTCAATGTCGGTCAGCTCTGTCCATCCAGAATCGCTGGGTGAAGGTTCTGTTGCCGAAGCTGAATGATAGGCTTTGTGCGTTCCTGAGGAGCGTCCGATACCTCGGAAATAGTAGTCCATGTCATTGGGGTGGTTGCGTTTCTCTCGGATTACCCTGTTGACGTCAGCTCGTATTTTGTCTCTCATGGTTCTTCCGATGATGCCTTGTTCAGGTTTGTCTACGACCCAGACGTTGATGCGTGCAAAGATTAGTCTGCGTCTGAGATTGCCGTCAAAGCTGAGTTTGTTATCCTCTGTGCGATCTAAGCCAACGGTTATTTGTCCATCATAGTTTTTGAAGAGTTCACGGTCGTACCATTCTTGGCTAACATAAATGTTGGCGAGTGAACCATCGTCTTTCACAACCCAAAGGTATCGCTTGAGCAAGCGTGTCAATGTCAAAATTGGATCTTCGACTTGGCTCACTGTCCGAGAAGCCTCCTGCAAACTGCCTTGCGGTGGACCGTTTCGCCTTGAAAGTCGAATTCTTGGATGTCGAAAACCTCGTAGTCGACGCCTTTTCTGCGGATTTTGTCATGCTGTCTTAAGGGAGCAAAAACATGAATGGTGAGGTAATCGTTGATTATGTAGCCAGGTTCGATTAAGACTTCTTCAATCCTTGCTGGGCTGACGATGGCTTTGATGTCGATGCCTTCGCCGTATGAAACTGTTTCAGATGCTTCTCGTATCGGGCATAGGGTTACGTTTTCGCCTTTCGACTTGAGAATCTGTGTGAATCGGGTTAGTGGGTCCTCGTAGTTTAGGTAGAGTAGTGACAGCCAAGCGACTGTTGCCATTGCTTGTTTGTTTTCCTCGTAGCTGTAGTCGGTGTGTTTTGCGCCCCAGAACATGAACGCGCTTTGATGTTTGTCGATGATTTTCATGCTGAATTGGAAGCTTGGTTTGTCGTGGTTTTTGCGGATTTTCCGCAGGATTCCGCTTGTGACTACATCGTAATAGTCGCATGCTGGGAAACGGCTGACAATGTCTATGTAGCCTGCCCAACAGATAGCGGGGTTATACGCGGGATACTGCGGGCTGGCTCTGATTGTGTTGATGATGTTGTAAACCTTTTGGGCGGTTATGCTCCAGCCTTCGTAATCATACACTCCAAGAAGAGCGTAGGCGAACGGGTCATCGTAAATCTCGTTTTCATTTGCGCCGACTCTATGCCAATTTGAATCGGCAGGGTCGTAGTAGAGCCAGAGATTTTCAAAGCCTTCTCGAAGGAAACCGAGAGCCTTTGACATTATGTCTTGGTATGTGTTGGCGTTGGCGGTGTCGAATTTTTCTGCAAGCATTTTCAAGCCAACGAGTCCGTAGAAGCATTCTATATCCATTTGGAGAAGCCAAGCATCTGCTATGGTGACTGCTCGGGCAAAACCGCCGTAGGTTTGCTTATCCTGCATGGTTTTTAGGAACGTGGCTCCGGCGAGCTTGGCAGCATTGAGGTATCCCACTGTGCCTGTTAAGTCGTAGGCCCTCAAGAGGGATGGAATGACTCGGCATGCGTCGACGCTGTAATAGTACGTGCTTGTTTCGTTGCTTTTGAATCCGCCATAAGCCTTCTTTGCTGGGTCTGTGCACTGTTGCGTCAGAATCCAGTCTGCAAGAGAGACAATCTTGTTGTAAATGTCTGTTTGCTTGCTGGCAAACTGTGAATCGTGATAGGCTTCATGAAGGAAGTCTGTGGCGAAAGCCGCTGCAAAAGCAGCTCTGCCCCAAGTCAAATCAGGACCAGAACCAGGAATGACATAAACGTATGGTGCATAGTCCATGACGAATTGGTAGTAGGCGTCTGGTACTGTTCCCAAGTTTTAGACCCTTCCCACGTAATTTCCCTTCAAACGCTCAAGCATGCGCTGAAGTTCAGACCGCAAAACATCCAGAGGCGGAGCGTTGCTTAGCGCGGAGACGTTTTGGTCTCCAACGGAGAAGCTTAAGCCGACTGCTGATCCGCCAGTCAGGTAGCAGATTGAGTAGATGGCTGCAAGAACCGTGATGAACTCTTTTTCTGCGTCTGTGCAGTTTTGATAGTCAATTTCCTTTCCAAGCTCAAGCTCCAACGTAACCTCGGCACGCTTCAGCATCTTCAAGATTTTAGCGTCTGGAACCTCCGCTGAGCTAATGTTTATTACATCTCGAACATCATCAACGCTTGCACTTGCCAAGACATCTGGCTCCATTTCTGCCTATAAATCAAGAAAGAAGCAAAAATTAAGCAATTTCCACGAAGAAAAAACAGATTTCAAATCTAATTTCTGGAATAGGTGGACTCACGTATAATATTTAAAAAGGAAAAAACGAAGCGTATGCTGAAAACAAAACGAAAAAATCCGAGAGGGGTATTCTGTATTTTGAATTCACAAAGGTAATTTTGAAGAGCATGCTCTATTAGATTTGAACAAATATCGGGGGAACATACACAGACAGTGATTAAAATTGCCAGAAATGGAAGAAGATGATATTGTACGAATAAAATGTGAATATTTCTCTGACGACGGTTCATGCAAAGCGATAATGAAGAATCCAGAGGGCAGAGCATTAAGAGATGAATCTTGTGTAAACGAAATGTGGAATTCTTGTTGCTATACGTGCCCCAATCAAGAAATATGCGAAATCAGTTGTAATTATCTTAGCTCTGAAAACAAGCAAGAGCCGAGAAAAATAAGTCAGATAACAAGAATCAACCATGAAATAACCAAGTACAAGAAAAGCATTGAAAAATTGTCCGTTTTTTTCGCTGAAGGTAAAATTAGCGAGGAGTCTTATCTACGGTCCGTAAGGAGTCTTGAAAGCAAGATAAACGACTTAAAAGAACTCAAGAAAAACCCAGAAGCGTTTGACTCACAGCAACGCCCTTCTCGACTTAATGATGATGAAGATGATTTAGTTGGAAAACCGTCAGGAGCATGGTATTTGGTTCCGTTTCTTTTTGGATTAATTGGAGGAATAATTGGCTACGTTGGAACAAAAGACAGAGATGAAGATATGGCGTTTGGCTTGCTTGTTTTTGGCATAATTTGGTCATTTGTCTTAGTGTTTATTGGTTGGGCATTGATTTCTTCCCTTTAGACTGAGAAACACGGGTTTTATAAAAGACAAAGAGAGAAGAATCTCAAGAGTTTATCAGAAAGATGCAAAAAACATTATGAGGTTTTTGTTCTTGCTGCGATATAGTTGTCCAGCAATTTTTTGAAATTCTTGTCAAGAATTCTCTTAAGGTCAAGAGGACTCAAGTTTAGCATCGCTCCACCCTCATAAAGTGGCTTCTTAATGTAATGAAACTCATAAGAAAAATAATCGCCTACGTATGATTTTCCCAGTCGAGCAGATTCTTCTGACAGCCTAAACATATGAGCGCTATGAACAAACCTATTTCGTAACTCGTATAAGAAATTTGCAAATTCTTTTAACCCATCCTTACGTACCTTTTCATTTGAGAATGCAGGACAATTTTCATTATCAAATGTACAGCAATGTTCCCTTTTGCCACATCTTGCTTCATCATAACAGAACATAGGCACAGATGAAATTTTGTTATCCTTATCTTTGACAAAATAGCAAACAGACCTTAAGAGATTTAATTGTTCTTCTATCTCCAAATATTCCTGACTTGCAAAGAAATTCCTAAATTTGTGGCTGCACCCGAAATTTTCGTTGTATTCATTGTATATCTTTCTCACATTTCCGCAATTCAAACCTCTTTCCTTAGTCCATTTAGGAAAAGGGACAAAATCCTCCTTAGAACATAGTTTCTCAATTAAGGATATTACCATGATGAGGCTGAGCACATCTTCGCGTTTTTCATATTGATAAGCCGAGGAATCCTTTTTACCTTCACTTTTATTCTTTGTCAAAAATTGTATTGCACGGAAAAACTCGGAAATGCTGAAAAACTCCACAAATGCTTTCTGATATTTTTCGTATATGTGTTGGAATTTTAAACCATAACTTAACATTTCATCTTCTGAACTGTAGATTTCTTTGAAATGAGGAAATTCATCATGTACAACTTTCTTCCATTGTTCTTTTGGAGTTTCATCTTGCATAATTAATAGACTTAGTTGCTCATTGCTCTTTAAGATTTCTGGGTGAGGGTCTAACGCTTGAGTGAAATCAAAAGGTCCCCAGCATTTGAAGCCGGCTTTATTGTTGCTGTTCTTTGTAGTAGCTTAGTCCTGCTGTTACGCCTGTCGTAATTGCGAACCACACGATGGTTACTGTTATGTCGCCTTGGCTGACTATGTAGGCTAAACCCACTGAAGCGCCGTTGAGCACAGCCAGAACCGCAGCCAGCTTTGGCTTGAATTGGAATCCCACTATTTCACCTCCTTTCCAGTTTCTTGCCATAGTTCCCAGCCGAATTTTGTGGCGTTCTTGCGGAACTCTTCTGAGCGTATGAGACCCAACTCTGCAGCCTTTATGAGGTCAGCCATAACAACCTCCGGAGTTTCGGGGCTGCCCCAGTTGAGGCGAACCTTAGCTTCTGCTGGACTGAAGCCTGATTGAGTCAAAACTGCATCGAAGATGTCTCTTTCGACTTGTCTCTTGATGTAGCGTTGTATTGGGTTTATGAGTAGGTTTTGAAGGTCTAAGGCTGCGTTTGCTGAGGCTTCTGTAAATCCAGGCGTGCTAAACAAACGAGGTAGAGGTGTTTCGCAGCCAAGGTAAAATTGGTTGATGATGTGGTCTATGTAGTATTCGAAGCGGGCTCTTGGGTCGAGCATTACTGGTTTTATGTCGCCTTTGCCTCTGTAGAAGAGCCACGCTCCTTCTTCTGGACGGTTTCTTATGGCTGATTCAAACTTTTTGATGTCTTCGTCCTTTGCGTTTTCCAACAGTGCCAGAACGTCTGGTCCTGCATATTTTTCGAAGATGCTTGGCATTATGCGCTCTATTTTGGCTTTCATCCAAGCGTAGCTGGGTCTCCTGTTTGAGTTGAAAATGAGCGTATGGAGTAATACTTGTAGAATGCCTATTCCGAAGCCTGAATTGCCAGTGTTGTTTATTCTCCAATGAATAATAGCTTCAGGGACAAGTTCCTTGTCAGCTTCGGCGTAGTTGTGTCGTAACTTGTATCCTTCGGTCTTGTATGGTATTTTCAAGCCTTCCCCTATGTAGGCTTGCTTAACCTTCTCAATGGCGTCGATTGGAAGTCTGTGCAAGCTGGCAAGTTTTTCAGGCGTGATTCTAAGCCAAAAGTCGTTTCCACAAGCGATGAGAACCCGTGCCATATCATTAAGCAAGGCGTCAAGGTTTGTTTCTTCATTGAACTCGTCAACTGCTTGTTTGGCTTTCTCCATTTGAGGGTATTTTTCGTTTGCTGTTGTATAGAAGCCCATGCCAACGGTGGCAGAGGCAAGTAGGTCGACTGACGCTTTGCAAGTTGGATCTCTTTCATAGAGCTTCATGATGTCTGCAAGCGGTATGTCTGGTGAAGTTTCAGTAACCGTTTGAGTGGATGGGTAAGCAGTGCCAGATCGTGTTGGGCGGGTGAAAGCCTCGATAAGCTTCTTGACGATGTTACTCACTTTTCAAACCGCCAAGAAACTTGATGCCTTCCTCGGTGATCTCGTAAGGAGCGCGGTGTTCCTTTCCACTTTTCCTTATGTAGCCGTTTTGGATGAGGAAATCGAATATGCTCTCAAAAGTCCCGTGGGTGCCACATCGCTTAACGGTTCTTTTCTCAAGCTCAGTTCGGCATAGAGGCTGTCTCCTAAGCTCTGTTAGAACGATTCTCGCAAGTTGCAATCTTTCGGACAGTCTTCTCATGATAAAGAAACTTCCATGGGTTCTTGTGTGCTATAGAAAGGCGGAGAATGGTTGTTGCAGACCATTAGAATCTGTAGGTCGCGTTTTCCGTCTTTGCCGTAAGTTTCAGGCGTTAGGTCGGGCGTGTAGGGTTGCATTGTGGCTCCGCATATTGGGCAGAAGCGCCAGCAGTCGCAGACAACTGAATCCTGTGGAAATGGTCGCTTGTAGACTTTGCCACATCGAGGGCACTTGCCCACAGCGTAGCCTCGTTTGAGCAATTTTACCTTGAGCCTCTTTGAACCGCTTTAGACCGGAGAATGCCTAAGCCGATGCGTTGGCTGCCTACTACGCCGTACACGTTTCTGGCTGGGTCTTCGTAGGGTTTTATGGTTGAATCTCTGCGTATCAGCAGAACTCCAACGGCGTTTGTGTCAATGAACAATGTCTTTGTCACGAGGCTACTACGGATGAATGTGACGTCTAAGGTGGTGTGCTGGATTACGCCTTTCTTGATGTTTCTGGGGTCCAAGTATAAGCCGTGAATGAACTGGTCTAATCGAAGCAGTTCGCTGTAAACCGTGGGGCTTACAGCCACAACGTTCGGATGGAAATCCTGACCTTCAACGTAACCAAGGTTGTCCGTGATGTTTGCCCATGTGATCGGCGAAGCAATGGTTGATTCTGAACCGTTAGCCAAATCTGCGGCTGCAATGGCGTTGTATAAGGCTACGACCTTTTCTGTTTCTCTCTTTGCCAAAGCGTAGCCGATGGCTTCAGTCTGCCATTCCAGCACGTTCCAGCTTGCGTCTTCCAAAAAGCTTTCAGTCCATTCCTTGCCGCTGCTGAACTCCACGTTTGCTTTAATGTCTGTCATTGAAGCCCTTGCAGCTGTCTTTTTCGGTGGGCCTTCTCCGTCGAAAGCGTAGGCGATGACTTCGCATGGAAAGCGTTCCAACGCATTCTTGGTTGCTAAGACTTTCAAAAGTTCTCTGCCTATGGTTGCAGCGCGTGCAGCTGCCCAAACAGTGTCTTGAACGGCGCCCAAGGCTCCGGCTACGTCGCTGTAGAGTCCTTCTTTTATGGCTTTGGCGAAGAACGGGTTGCGTTGAGCTTTGGCAATTAACTCGTCCCAGTGGCGTTGTCCCAGTTCTGGGTCTTTTAGGATTGATTCCTGCAAGTGGTTAGTCATGTTTAGCTGCTCCTAATTCGTGACGAGAATCAAGCCTGTGTCGCCGTTGGCGAATGTTTGAAGGGCAATGCCGAAGGCTATGCCTGCTTCGACGGTCATGCTTGGGTTGGCTGAGGTGCTGGTTACTGTTGTAGCGCCTGAGGGTATAGTTACGGTGTTGACTGCTGCGACTACGACTCCGCTTGCTCCAGCTTTGACGGCTGAGCCGATGGTTATTGCGCCGCTGGCTGTTACTTTGCCAACGCCTTTGACAAGAACTGGAACTGGGTCTCCAGCAACGACGGTTTTTAAGGCGACGCCGATTGCTTTGTCTCCTGCGCCTGCAATGTCAACGCTGCCAAGCTCTCCAGAAGTGTGCGTGCTCATTTTGACAGCTTGGCCTTTTGTGATGGCGTTTTGAGCTTTGAAGTCGATGATTAGTGCTTGGGTTTCGTCTAAGGCGTCCCCGAGTGCTAAGGCGGGGAACAAATCCGCCATTTATCTTGCTCCAATATGGTTCGTATGCGTGGGGTCAGTTCGTTCTGCCACACGGTCGAAAAGGTGACTGCGAAAGGCGAGTCAGTAAGCCTCAACAAGTTTACCTCCGCATGTTGGACAGACTCTGACTTTCAGGGTCGGGTCCCAAAAACCACAAGTTTGGCATTCTAAGGCTACTGGCTTGGCTGTTGGAATGTCGGTTTTCTTTTTGCTCATAATTTAGCCTCTGTTTCGAGTTCTCTTTTGATTCGCAGAATGTTGTCCACAAGCCGTTTGAAACCGCTTGTTTGTCCATGGCTGAAGACAACTTGAGGTGGCGGAATAACAGAATCAAGCTTCTCAACAACAAGCCTTACGGGTATCATGGGTTCGGTTGGTTTCTTGATGAGAGTTTCAGCAATTGAGCATGATTCCGTTTCTTTGCAGAACTCGCTTTCAATGTTTGATTCTTTGGCGTGGGCGCATAGGTGGCGTTTGGCTTCAGTATGCTCCTCAGGTGATAGATCAGTTTGTGAGAGTCTTGCCAAAGCGTTTCTCAAGTGCGGAATATCAAGTGAACTATCAGTTTTGTGGTGTGGGAGATGGCGAAGTGTTCTGGGCTCGGTTTTGTTTTGGTCGTCTTTTGTTCCGCCTTTTGAGATCACGGCGAAAGCGGAGTCAGGTAAGTCGTTTATGTATGCTGTATCCCATTCTGCTTCTTTCAGTTTTCTTTGCTCGGCTTCAAGGATTGCCTTAACCTGCGTTTCAACAAGCTTTTTCAATTCTTCTTCATTCGGAGGGATCAGCTTTTCCAAAACCTTAATGTTCGTCTCAGGTATGCCTGGCACAGCCACGAGGCTTAACTCGGCGTTGTGCAGTCCATGCGGAACCTTACCGTCCAGAACGTCTATGGTTTCGTAGTCGGCTCCAACACTGACATGCTGGATTAAGCCTTTACGGATTTTTTCTGCAACTTCGTCGTCGTAGACTTCTGCTTCATACCAGAGGTTTTGTCCATCCCATTCGGTTTTGACGACTTTTCCGACGGCGTTAGGGACGGCAATATGCTCGACGTAGATGGGTGCAGAAACAAGTTTGTTGGCGAAGCTCTGTAGCTCTTCTGGCGTATAGAGATTGAAGTTTCTGCTCATGCCAGCGGTTATGGCTATGCCTTTGATGCGTAGAGGCTTGTCGACAATCTTCTCTAAAACCTTGAAAGGCAAAATAGCCTGAACGTGCTCTCTAACGGGTTTTAAGCCTTCACGATGCTTCTCAAACCATTCCTTGGCCTTCTCCAAATTCCACGTTTTAGAACGGTCAAACAAGTAACTTTGAACTTCGGTTGTGTCCTTGCCCTTGGGCTTGCCGATTATGGCTTTGATTCCTTCCTCTTCAGAAAGCGTGATAGTGCGAAGGCTGTCTGATTCAAAATCTTCGGAGTTACGATGCCCAGAACGAATGTACTGATCAGTTTCTTCCCATGGCAGAGGCTTGTACCAACCTTTAACGCACTCTGCCCATTAAGATTATATCATTCAAAACATAAGTTGAATTGTACAATAGGCTGGTCAAAGAGTGGCAAGAAAACACATCGTAAGGGTTGTTTTGAGTCGACAGCATAAGGAGTTGTTAGATCATATATGTGAGAAGCTGGGGCAGAGCGAAAGCGAAACCCTACGTATGGCGTTTTTGCAATATGCTGAGAAGCTGAGTTTGGTAACGCAGAAGGTTCACAGCTAACGCTATGATTTCTTCATAATTCTGATAAGCTCTTTTGGTTCAGCAATTATTCTGCCACATTTCTCACATTTAGAAATTTGTAGCGGTTCATACATGGGAATGAAAACCTTAACCTTGGGTTCAGGAGAGTCTTGCTCAACAATGATCTTGTTTACTGGAACTCGGTTCCAATGACCACAACCTTGACAACGCATTCTCAGAACCCTTCTCATAATCTACTTACCTGAAAGATACAACCTGCGACATCATAGATAAAGTCAACCCAAATGAATCAACGGCATACTAAAACAATGACTTTCTGAATATAGGAACGAATGAAAATCAGTAAGAATAATAGCCACTAACTATGACAGTATTTTGGAGGTTAACCGTCTGTCAAATGAATCCTCCACCGTTTGGACCATCGAAGCTCATACTCAAGCCAAGCACGAGATATTAGGAAACTACCTAAAAGCGTGGTTCCCGATTCTGTCAAGTTGGGCAGGCAGAATAATCTATTTGGACGGTTTCGCTGGACCTGGTATCTACTCTGGTGGTGAAGACGGATCTCCGGCTATAGCATTACAGACGGCTGTTGAGCATACGTTGCGTATGCACTTCAAGGAAATAGTGTTCTATTTTATCGAGAAAGACCCTAATCGCGCCAAGATGCTCACTGAGGTTCTTAAGAAACGTTTTCCACGCCTTCCGAAAAATATGATATACCGAGTCCAAGGCGCGGAATTTGCCCCAACCCTTGAACAGGTGTTAGACGAACTTGAAAACCGAGAGGCGAAACTTGCTCCAACATTTGCTTTCCTGGACCCATTTGGTTTTTCAGGTTTTCCTATGAAATTAATTGGACGAATGATGAGCTATGACAGTTGTGAGGTGCTGATCACGTTTATGGCAGGATTCGTAAAACGCTTCTTAGATGAGTTACGTGCACCTGTTTTGAATGAATTGTTTGCATCCGAAGAATGGAAGCAAGCTTGTAATATCGGTGATCCAGATAAGCGCCTAAGATTTCTTTTAGATTTGTATGAAAGGCAACTGAGGAATGTTGGAGGGGCCAAGCATGTCAGAAGCTTCGGGATGATTGGGCCTCAAAATCAGCTTATCTATTATCTGGTTTATGGAACTAAGCATTTGAGAGGGCTTGAAGTCATGAAAGAAGCAATGTGTAAAGTGGACAGGAGAGGAACCTACACATTTTCCGATTTTACGGATATTGATCAGACGTACATGATAGACTACACCGAAGAGCCTCATTGGATTCCTAAGGCAGCGGAGATGGTCTATAATGAGTTTAAAGGAAAATCGGTTTCGGAAGATGCAGTCCATCAGTTCGTGATTGCAAGCACTCCATTCATTTATCGCAAGTCTATTTTAGAGTATTTAGAAAAAGATAGCCCACCAAAGATAATCAAAGTGACTGAGAGGAAAAAGAGATTCAGTTATCCTAAAGGATGCGTCATAACATTTCGCAGATAGCTTTTTAGAAGAAGAAGGGCATCAAATCTGTAAGGCACTCTTACCATAACAGCTACAGACTCCAGGCGTGTAACGCAATCTTAAAGCATCCCACATTTCCACAGTTTCTTTGCATATCGATACTCGAGACATAGGAAAGTTTGCTGAATCCAGTTTCTTGTAGAAGAACTCGTATGTCTCTTTCCTTTGCTCAAAAGACAGCTTTTTGCCCCAACCAGTGTCCTCTTTGAAAAAACGTGTCCACGACATATCTGTGCATGCCTCTTTCGCATACTTTATTGTTTTCCAGAGCCCTCTTGGCGTGCCAAGAATAATTCGGTTAGGATTGAGGTTGGCCAGTACTTGATCAACCAATTCACCATAGTGCAGCTGCCAGTCAGGTATTGGAAAAATAGGGTCTATTCGTATCCTTGTGTCATATCCAGCGATGCTAACCTCTCGGGCAGCCTCAATTCTTTTCTCCGGAGGAGGAGACGCTTTCTCCCAAAGCTTGGCGACTGCAGGAGCGTTAATGCTCCAACCGCATATCACCTGCTTTCTTGGCTGGTCTAACAGAAACTGTACATTTCTCGCTCCAAACTTTGTCAGAAGATAGATCTTATGCTTGCTCTGTTGCTCAAATCTTTCAACTATTTGAGCCATCATTTGGGGGTTCATGAGAGCGTCCGACAGCTCACCTGCGTTGAAAATTGATGGTGATCGGATTTTGATGAAGGCCTCGTCTAAGGCTTCCAGGACATGGTCAATCCTTACGTATTGAGGTCGCATTTTGCCGCGAGTGGTTCCTCGTAGATAGCAATAACTGCAGTCCAGTGGGCAACCATAGGCCCATCTTAATTCCCAAAACATTCCGCATGCTATGCTTTCAGGAGTTTTGTGAAAAGGCACAACAATGCGGTTTCCATTCCACGCAGGCTCTATCAGTTCATAAGACTCGCTTATCTCGGGGTGTTTTATTTTTTGCATAGCTTCTGGCTTTATGAACTCCGTTAACTTCTGCATGTCTTTTGTGGCTTTCTCTCTCTTCTGGCGCTTGATTGTTCGCCATGCCTTTAATGCTGCTTCTCTATGTTTTTTCTTGTCCTCGGCACTCATATCTGAATCCATTTCCTACGTAAGATATTATGTGACATAAATTAACATTTTACTGATCGGGATAATGAATTTCGAGATTTTGTCTATAGCAACAACTAAGGCAGACAATTACATTGAATACTCTTGTAGTCCAAACCAAGTTTGGTCCACATTTCAATCGTTTCTTTGCAAAGAGCAACTCGTGAGTAGTTATACTTGAATCTTAGATATTCCAAGATGGTTTCGTAGATTAAGAATCGGGTCTTGAAAGCAATCTTCTTTCCCCAGTTTGAAGTTTCTGTCATAAACATAGTCCATGATTTATCTCTTGCATTATTGATGGTGCTTTGAAGGCCTCTTAAAGAGCCCAGAGTGATTCTTTCTGGAACAAGTGTGCTGAATATCGAGTCTATGATACTTAGGTATTGTTTTTGCCAATTTTCAACGGGAACTATTGGATCAATACGGATGCGTGTTTCGTAGCCTGCTTCGCTCAAGAGTTTTGTAGCTTCCAGTCTTTTTTCGACAGAAGGTGCTCTCTCCCATTTTCTTGCGACGGATGGCGCATTTAGGCTAAAACTAACTATGACTTGATTGTGGTTTTTCATTGCGAGAAGGTTTTTTATGATGGTTGATTTGGTCAAGAATAGGACTTTGTGTTGCTCTTGTTCTTCAAAAAGGGGTATGATGAATCTTGAAAATGGTTTATTGGTGCTTTCAGTCATTAGAGAATCAGCCAGCTCTCCAGTGTTTAGTAGCTCCCTTGAGTGTCCGTCATTCTCGAAGAAACTTTCCAAATGCTTCTGGATTTTACAGTAGTCTTTGACGATAGGCTTTGTCCTTGTACTGAGAAGCCTTAGTGTTCCCTTAAGAAAGCACCATGCACAATCATAAGGACAACCGTAAGCCCATTTAAGTTCCAGAAAATGTGGACATACAACGTCTGTCAGTTTCTGGGGAATCGGCGTCTTGTCAAATCTCTTTATTATCGATCCGTCTCCTACTTTCTGGACCAGAACTTGTTCTGATCCATCGAGGACAGTATAGCTGTGAAACTTAACTTCTGGCAGACGTTCACTCATTTCTCCTTCACCCGTAGTCTGTATTTTTTGTTTTGCAGATATGTTAAGGTTTTTGTGTGTGTGCGTGTGTGTGCATGTTCCGCGCTTCTAACAGTCTCTCTGTTTCTTTAAGAATCATGCTTCTTCTTTCAAGATGAATAATAGCCTCTCCGCTATCTAATCGCTCTGTTATTCATCGTCTCTTCTTGAGTCTCATTAGTCTCTGTTTGATCTCTCTGCACGCGCACACACTAAGTGTTTTCTGCTTTCACCTCCTCTTCCTGTCTCAAGCGTAAGTCAAAGAGCGTCAGTTGTCTGAGCTTCTCTTTCATGTGTTCACTGAGATACTGTTCGATTGTTGCGATGTCTATTCTGTAAATGTAGATTCCTAAGGGATTCTTTGCTGTAGTTTCAAGAAATCCCAGGTCTTCTGTCAGCATCTTCATGTACTTCTGGATTGTTCGCTTGTCAGCTCCAACGTGAACCTTAATAAGTTTCTCAACATGGGTAGAGGGAATCTGCAGTCGGTAGCCTTCTCTGAGGATTTCCTCGACAAGTTCAACGCAGTTCTTAAACGCCTTACTTACCATTTGTCTCATCCACTCCAAGCTGGGTTTATCCAATCAGGTTATGCAGTTTCGAAATCGGGTGTCCTTTCCATCCTCGTTTAAGCATGTCTTCGGTTGTTTCATCCGTTTTTGCTATGGATTCCGAGATTGCCTTCAGCTCGTGTCCTTTTGGAAACCATATCAGCCATCTTCGGTCTGGAAAGAAATGGTCGTCAGTGCTAACTTCGAAAATGCACGCCGCGACCTCTCCGTCGCATGGGTCTTCTTTTCTGTATAAGGCTTCAACTGACTGTTTTGGGAAGCCTTGAAACTTGCCTTGCCCTTGGTCGCTGTTGAAGGTGCGGTCTACTTTAGCTTCTCCCGTATGAAAGATTTGGTTTTTTCGCAAAAATCTCACAACCGCCTTTAAACGCAAAGGCTATTCCTGACTGATTTTCAGAATGCCTTCACTTTCGTTGAAAATGAGGAGTTTAACCCTGGCTCCTTCAGCTCGGACTATGCCTGCAAACTGCTGGTCTATTTCGCCTATGTAGCTAACCCTTTTCGCCCCGCTGAAATAAACCAGTTCAACGATGTTTCCGTTAGCGTCTTCTCGATAGAACAGTCTGCCGCCGTTTTTTACGCCAACCTCGATGATGTTTTTGAAAAGCTCTTTATCCTTTATATCGCCCGAAAGCCTAAAACTCATGGTATCCACATTCCTTCAGTTGAAGCCAAAGGCTTGGCAAACTCTTCCACGAGTTTCTGATAGTCTTTCGGATGCTGCTCCAACTCGGCAACTGTCGTTCTTTTCTGAACTTCAAAAATCAAGATGTGCCCGTTGTTTTTGTCCACGCCATAGATGCGGAAGATAATCCGATAGAAGATTCCATGTTGGTCTATTGATTTTCGTATAGCGCAGTGATGGACTGGTTTAGCGGTATCCACTTTTGCCTTAAACTCTTTAATGTCGTAAACGATTTCCTTCATTGGATTCTCCCTCGGATTATTGCTCTTTCAAGTGGTGTTAGGTCCCATGTTGCGAGAACGCCGAACAGGTTTGGTGTTAGCTGCTTCAGCAGGATTGGGTCTTTTGGTGGAACGGGCTTCCATTCTTCGACTTCCCAGAGTATGTGATAGTTCTTGAGCAGAACATTGACCTCGTTGACGAGGATTTTGGCTGGAATGATGGGAACGAGTGTTTGGATGTTTTTGTTGCCTTTGATGTCGTTTTGCCAATTGTCTAATGGGATTTCAGGTTTTAGGGCAATCCATTTGAAGGTTGCTGGAGGGAGTTTGACGTCGGCGAATGTTTTTCTTGGAACCGTAATCCATCTTTGGTCAGCATACACTGCGCTTCCGTCTTTGAATTTGTAGCAGTAGCATTGTTTGGCGTCTGCTCTGCAAATGGCGAGCCTTGGGTCTCCGTCCTTATTTATGCCCGCTTTTTGGAAGCTTTCGAATATGTCGATGATTTTCTTTCCGTAGCGCATATGCCCATAAACGGCACGCTGGTCCTTGTAGATCTGCTCTTTTCGTAACTTTGTGTTTTGCTTGAGGGCCTGCCTTAAAGCGTTGAATTCCGCTTCGGCTCGCTCTTTGGGTAGAGTCAGCTCTTCAACTTCCATAAACTCACTTCTCCTTTTGCACTGTGACCGGCGTGGCGTGTGGGTTGTCTTTCTTGTAGGATTTTATCCCAAGCCTGATGATGTGCTCCATGAAAGTGCTCCGCTTTGTTATACCTCGAAGCCTGTCAATTTCCTTCAAGAGCTCTGGTTCGATGGTAAAACCAATTTTTACCTTCATGTTATTGAACTCCTGAGTGTTCTGCGGATACTTGGTATACTACGAAGACTTTATAAACCTAATCCCACTAATCATACTTGTAATACCACACAGATGATGTACCAAACAGGAAGGGAACATTATGAAAACGCTCAAAATATCGGATGATGTCCACCAGAAACTCACGTCGATGCTTGGAGAGTTGATGGCGCAGACGAGCAAGATGCAGACATACCAAGACGCCATAGAAGCCATGCTAAACCAATCAGTTATACTACCGCCCGAACTGCTGGCTCAGATTGAAAACTTCATAGCAGAGAACAAGCAGCTGGGCTTCACAACGAGAGAGGAGTTCATACGCGACGCAGCAAGATGGAGGCTCAAGTTTCTGAATGAAGAGTCTGAATACGTGGAAATTTCAAGAGAAAAGTATGAGAGGCTTGACGCTGCTGTGAAAGAGATGAGCACACCTTACCACAGTGCCTCAGACTTTGTCCACAAACAAGTTGACGAGGTGTTGGAAAAATACGATGCATGGCTTCAGGAAAAAGAAGAACACGAAAAAAGACAACGCAAAAGAGGCTAAAGGAGAAATGACTGTGGAAAAGCCAAGGTTCATAACACCCGAAAGGCAACGTATAGCCAAAGTATTCAAGAACTATGTAGAGAAAGCGGTGGATGAGTTGGGACCTGGCTACACGGTTGATTTGCAGGGAAACTTTTACGACACACCAATACGCATTACCATTGAAATCTCTCGCACCAACCCAATGGAGTCGTTCTAAACTGAGTTTCCTCGGCTTGGCCTACAGAAGAGCCTTTCTTAGTTCTTGAGCACATTAACATAATACTTTGAAGCAACCGTCACATTCTGGAGATTATTACAATATCAAACTTCGCTTTAGGTTTATGAACTATGCTGCCTCTCGTCCACCACTCGATTGTTCCAATTGTTTTTTCCTCATGCAGAATATCATCTAAGATTTTTTTCCTCACTTCATTGCTTGTTTTAGTAAGCGAAAGTCTTAGCAACTTATACATTCTCGTCTCTGAAGATTTTTCTGCTAAAACATCGTAAGAAACATCCTCATGGTGAGTTCGGCATTTGTACCGCAT